AGCTGGGATGCTCCTGCTAGCAAACATCGCAGCCGCAAAGTTTACAAAAAACCACAATAAAAAGCTTTCGCTTCGGCAGTATCAATACATTGCCAGACCCCCGCTCTACTATTCACTTAGCATCGGGACTGGCGGGATCGAGACATGGAGCCTTCGGGTGCGTGGATAAAGTCAGTAATGACAGGCAGTAATTCCATCCTCCCTACGAACTCGGATATTGAAAAGGTAGTGCGCAGACCGTTCCGAAGCGAATTTTTAATCAATAAAAATACTAATATGGAAACAGTTGAAACATTTACGCCAGAGATTAACTTGCGTAATTGGGGCGGTAATCCTCATGCGGAAATGGTAACTAGTAGCTCTGGCGAATGGGTGCGCTACTCCGACTATAAAGAAGCCATTCTCACTCTCAAATCCTTGTTGGAACTTCATGACACTGGAAGTTGGGAAGGTGAAGACCCCACAGACTTGGCTAGAAATGTAATTGAAAAATCAAATATTTAACATGAAAATTAAACAAAACTTAGAAACATATACTAATGACTTTTGGTATGATCTTTTCGATGGCGGTTATCTGAAACCAGAAGAAGTTCTGGAAGATGATGTTGATATTAATGCGGTGTCGAATGCTGTAAAAGTATTAAAAGCATTCCGCAGTGCTTGTGAAGAACAAATTGAAGACTTCATCCAATGAGATTTATCTACGAAAAACAAACAGAAAATAAAGAGCTAACTCTCAAAGACGTTGAAGAAAACCAATTCTTCGTGTGTGCAGATGGTTATTTGTGCCAGAAAGTATATGAATGCGGATATAATACTATTGCTGACGATGAAGGTGGTCCAAGCTGTTCTCATTTAACGTGTGAGGCAGATATGCCCATTAAACGCCTTTTGCCAATCGTCGAGAAGATTGAATTTTAATCAATAAAAAATATGTTCCTAGAAATCGCCAAATACCTTGCTCTTCACAAAATCGAAGTTACTCTAAACTTTAACCCCAAAAAGAATCAATACTATTGGGACTTGAATACCCAAGCAAAATCCGACCTTCTTTTATACGAAGATTTGACTCTGGAAGGTCGTTACGGCTACACTTCCAAGCTGGATCATGACACAATCGAAGACAATATTCAAACACTTTGTTACGAAGTTTTACGCTGCAAACATGGCAGAGATTATATTTCTTGTGCTTGGAGCGATCTTTGCAGATTTTACAAAATTTCATCTTGACATTATCTATTCTATTGATTAACTTTTCCCCGACATGACAACAAAAGCAGTAATTGATATTAAATACTACAGCTCAGATGAAGAATTTGTTAAAGAGCTTGTTTATAAACTTAACACAGTATTTGATCGTAATTCTATTTTTAACACCAACGCTTGGGGTGGAGGATTCTCGACAACTAATTTTCGCTATGATGATCGTTATATTTATTGCGATCTTATGAGCGATTTTTTAAATTCCGATTCTATTGTTTATCAAACGTCCGAAGCTTATATTCGCGGAGTAATTGTAGGTTATCTTCAAGCTAATTGTTTGGAGATTCTGTAAAAACTTCTTGACATTGTTCATTCTATTGATTAATTTCTCGCCACATAAAACAACAATATGGAAACATCCTATCGAATCTACGAAGTCAAAGAAGACCCAATATACATTTACGATGTCAATCATTGGCCTCAAACAGTGCTTTATGAAGTGGGAGGCTACAATAGCACACTGAAAGAAGCGGAGACTTATGTTGCGATGCAACTCGAACACAGCCCCAGCAAAACATACACAATCCTCCCAATTTACCAACGCTAATTAAATCATGAAACGATCAGTTTTATTAAAAAAGCGTAAAAAATCCCTAAATCGTCAAGTAGCTATTCGTAAAGCTTTTGATAATGTGTGGGATAATGGACAAAACTTGACTCTTTCGTCTGCTTTATCAATCATTACGCCGCTTCTCCCAATCTTCAAAAAGGAGCTTCGCTACATCAAATTCCTCAACAAACTCAATAAGGAAGAATGTGATGACCGTTCAGGCGAAGAAACGTATGGATATGAATCAGAGCGATCTGTTTTGTGTGATTTGATTTACATTAGTGATCGGTGGATTTGCGAGTTTCGCCTACAGTGGTTGATTGATCTGATTGAGAAACACAATAATGGAACTCTTGTGCCAAACTTTATTCAGAAAACTGATTCATCTGATGATTAAAACATACACAGCTCCAATCACTCATCTTGAAGACGATGAGGTGTTTGCATTTGGAGCAAACGAACAAGGCTTCCATGCTGGTGGAGCCGCAGGATATGCGTCTTTTGGGGTAACAGGCAATGTTTGGCGCTCCTACAACTATCACGAACTTCCCGATGGCTGGAAAGGCAAGTGGAACGTCAAAGGCAAAATTGGTCCACAGCAAGGCACAGAGGGCAAATCATTCGCACTCGTCACTGTAACAAGACCTGGGGCAAGAAAAAGTATCAAAGTTGACTTTACTCCACTTTTTGAATGTTGTCGCCGCAATCCTCATTGGAAATTTTACTACGCGCAATCGGGAGAAAAAGGATTAAACGGTTGGAGTCCAGAAGAAATGGCGCAATTTGTCGTGAACGCTGGAGAGATACCCGATAATTTGTATTTTGACGCCACTTTCGCGCCATTTATTAAAAAACAACTTGACAAATCACAAAAAATCTCGTAAATTGTCGCCACAATAGTATGAAACAAAACGAAGAAATCAAACCTGAAAGACGAAGACGACTCCATGGCAAAGATCGTCGCCCTCAAAATGGAGACTTCTCAGACTACGAAGTGCGCTGCATGGTAGCCAGCTATTGCCGCGACATTACAGTTGGGATGACAGGCTGGGGCGTTCCCTTCACTGTGTGGGTGGAACTGAAAGGTCTTGCGAAATTCGAGAACGGTTCTCTCCACAAGCTAGAGAAACCTACTTGTGAATGTGAAATGTGTGATGGACGCAGAGCAGCTCATGAAGAACTTGAGGTATGTCTTAAAAATAAACAATAAAAAATGAATAAAAAAGAAATACCACTGACAAAAAAGCAACTAGAACAGTTAGGTTTTACTGCCACAGAGAAACAGTTTAAAACAAAAACAAAAGTAGAAATCGAATATGACCATTGGGCAAATGGTTACATTGATACGTTTTATCATTACCCTTCTTTTCAAGAAATTGTAGATCGCATTGTAAGCAACGCCAGTAAAGATCAACGTGAAGAAATAAAAGAAAAAATAACAAACAAATTATTCCAATAATATATGGTTTACAATCACAAAACACACGACGAACGCAATCTCGCTGAATACTATCCAGATGGATTCAACTGGGAAGACGAAATGACACTTGAGTATCTTATTGATGCACTTCAACAAACGCTAAAGAATGCCTATGCTGATGGAATGGAAGTAGAAGATACTAGTTTCAAATGGTATAAAAATGATGGATATATGGATATTGATGGTTTATTTCCATACACTGAAGAAGAGATTGAAAAAATTAGAATTGATGAAGAGAAGCGACAAGAATGGAGAAAAGAATATCTTAGAAAAGAATTAGAGAAACTAGAAGGAAAATAAAATGAAACTATTCTGGGACATCGACGAAACACTAATTCACTCTCGCACTTATATTCACGAAAAATATAAACACACAATCATCGTTGATGTTTATGATGAACTCTACTATACGTGTGTCAGACCATGTGCAAAATACGTGATTGACTACAGCCGCGAAGTATTCGGGGCAGATAACGTCTATATCCTCACCGCTGCGGCAGAACTGTATGCACAGCGCATCAATAAACAAGCAGGTTGGGGGTTTCCTGATTCTTACATCATCGGGCGCGAAACAACTGAGCGTTATTGTATCAAGATGCCCAGTTTATATGGCAGTCAAACTCTTGTAACAGAGCATCCATTGGCGAATAAAAATAACCTTTTAATTGACAATCTGCGCCCAGAATGGAATACAGAGAAGACTTCCTTGATGTTGATTAATCCTCAAAAAAATTACTTGACAGTAGAAGAGTATCGTGGTAATAATCTTGACGACGACATTTTCAGAGACACAGTGATCCATTTCATGGACGATGCGATCAACAGATATGCCGACAACCTAATCCAAGAAACACAAAAGAAATGAAAATCGGAGACGAAATCGTATGTATTGACAACTGCTACGCTAGAGAGCTTGTAGATGGTGGGAAATATCGCATTGTTGATATTGATAATGACGGCTATCTTCAAGTTCAAACCGCTGAAGATTCTCAAACCCTGCCACATTATTACGATGCTGATAGATTCGAGCCAGTTAATACCCAAGAGATTGTAGTTAGTTTCGGCGGCATCAAGATTCGACTATATCAAGATCGTTCTGTTTTGTTTGCTGGAGAGATTGGAACTAATCCATGCTCTGATGAAGAGATTGATGATTTGATTGATGCTCTTATTGCAATGCGTAATCAGTAATTTTTAATCAATAAAAACAAATGATCATAGTACCCACTCCCAAAACTAACGCTTTAAAAAAAAAGCATCAATACAGTGGCGATCCAGCATTTGGCGAAGCTCTTGATTTATGTTTCGCTTTAGAAATGGAACTCGAATCAGTTAAAAGAGATTTGGAATTTCGTCGCGAATTGTATAAGCATTTAGATCATCTTTATGATAACCTATATGAGGAAGCAAAAACCCTCAAGGAAATCAATCGTAAACTCATTGACAAACTTAACAATTAAAAACAATAAAAAATGACAATCGCACTGCTTACCAAAGAAGGATTGATTGTGGATGGTAAGATTCCAAAAAATAAATAAAAATGATAACAAACATCTCCATAGACGAAATCAAAACAAAATACCGCGACAATCATGGCTTCGCGTTTATTTGCCAGCATCCTGTTTCAAATGGCGCGATTCAAAGACTTGCAGATACACTGATTTCTGCTGGCGTTACAACAGAGATGCCGCTTGTTGTCACAAGAGTAGATTCTTTCGCGACAATTTTCATCTACAATAGATTCGATGCGCCAACATTCTTTGCTCGCGCTCAGATTTTTGAGCAGATGATGGGAGTAGCAAGAGTAGTTCCTTTTTTGGAGTATCTAAAATAACAATTTTGAGCGTGTGGCGGAATTAGACGCAGTGGGTTCGACTCCCACATCCTCTATTTAGGGGATACGAGAAACGGACGAGACTAACAGGTGAGAGTCCAATGCTTCCATTTCGGGGGCAGCGTTAGTCATGCAGGTAATCAATCCTGCCACGCTCGCCAATTAAAAATAATAAAAAACAATGAACTCATACTACGAACCACTAATGATTCAAATCCCCGAACAAGACCTAAGAAACATTCTTGATTGCTTAGAGTCGGGATTAGAAAGCTCACAAGAACTACTGATACAACACGATGTTAATTTCGGGCGCACAACCAAAAAAAACAAAATGCTCGCTGAAATGATGCAGTCAGAAATTGAACGCACAAAAACAGCTATTAAACAATTAGAATCATCACTGCCATGAGTAACATAAAAAGCAACATAGACAGAGTCTACAAATTAGAGCGTGACATTTATCCATGCAGCAACGAACATGCAATGGATAGTTTCCGAGGTCTAAGTCTTATGCTATCAGGAGAATTGGATATTGCTATTGTAGTATTGAAAGCTTTGCTTGACAAAGTTACAGATATTCGCGGAATTGATATGGAGGCGTATGCCGCTGAAGAAATTGAAGCAGCAAAACATGTAATCAACAAAATAAAAGAAAAATACAATGAGCGAAACACCATGTTCTGATCCATATAACATAAGTGGCACATTCCACACAGTAGGATACAACATAGCTGTCCAACTACAAACGAACAATCCAACCACCCAAGATCGAGCTGGTCAATTGTTCGTAGAGAAGCAAACACTCATGAATGGAAAGAGCTTTAATCAAAACATTGCATGTATGCTCAGACGATTAGCAGATTCTGTAGAATTTAACTGGGAGAATAAAGTGTGAGGTTTTTCGGGGCAAGTAGTAATTTCAAATAATTTCCAAACGAAAAGCCCCAAAACAAATCGTTTGTGAATTATAAAAAAGCGTTTGGATTGTTTGTTTCTATTGTTTAAGAGACATTTTGACGCAGGTGTTTGAACAAGTGCGACATTTTGTCACAGCGTATTCTGAGCATGCTTTTCTATGGTAAAAACGTAGGAGAAAGAGAAGCCAAATTACGAACGATATTCGCTTAAATAAGGAGGCTGCGATCTACACCTCGAAAACGCTGAAACCATTGAGTATCAATGGCTTTTCGACTTTTCCTACCACTCTCCCTATACCAATAAACATAAGAGAATATATAGGGATAAACATAGAGAAAGAGACAAAAGAAACAGCGTGTTGGAATAATATAAGGAAAGAGGGGAGGGTGGGGGTGGATTCGCTGAATTAAAACTCTTTTTTATTACTTTTTCCCAATTTTTCCCAATTTTTCCTTTTTTTTCTTGACATATCCTTATATAACGCATACTATTGGCGCATGAAGAAGATTTTAGCTTTCGTATTCGTTGCATTCCCTACGGGAATGATTCTAAGCGTGCTGCTTTCAGTTATTTTAGCTGTTGTGACATTTTGTCGCACCTTTGCAGACTACTGGACATACGTTTTGAACCAGTTCTTTCCTAGATACAACCCATCGACAGAGCTAGAAGAATACGCACAAAAAGAGTCTGATGTGTGGAGCAAGCATATTGCGCGTATGCAAGAAAAACAAAAAGAAAATGCGAAAAAAAACTAACTAAAATTACGAAACAAAATGATCGAAATAAACAAAACAGAAGAACTTATCTCCGCTTATAAACAATTCATTAATAACCTTAGTAAAATTCAAGAGGCTTCATATAGAGAACTTGTTGAAAAGATACCATTGATGGATATAGACGGCGAGGACTTTTTGTTCGATTACGTCTTTAATTTTTCCAGCAAAGAGTTTCCTACCTTTTCTGATTACATGAAGCGATTCAATCCTGTTCATGCAAGCACGATTTGTGAATCACAAGAAGGCAAATAAATTGCCCCAAATTACGAACAACATTTTCCTAAATAAACAATGAATAATAATACTGAAATTACGAACGACATTGCGCTAAATAACACTGAGTCTAAATACTCTCAAGAAGACATTATGTGGGAGGCGCGGCGACAAAAGAACAAAAAGCTTTATCATTTTATGCGGCGACTGCTTGGTCGTGGTAAGCACTGGCTTCAGCAAGAACAACTGCCGAAGTCGCGACAGTTGGGTGGCGGCAAATAAACACAAGCAATGACTGATAGAAACATAGCAATATTATCATTAATAATTAATACTGTGACTGCTTTAGCTGCTATAACGAATATTCTGATTAGGATATTTTGCGCAATCTAAAGATCTCTTTGCTTCGGTAAGGGGGGTGTGACATTTTGTCGCACCTCCAATTACGAATGATTTTCAGCCAAATATAAAAAACCAAATTACGAACGATTTTTCCCTAAATAAACATGAGTGATAATATACACCGAGGCAGCGACTTTAATGACTTTTTAAACAAAGAAATTGCGAAAGAATCGGGGCCAAATAAACAAAAATGGTTATGCGATAAGATCGGCGGCGATTGGCTAGACAAGGATTGCATCATCGAAATTACCTTGATCGAATGTCTGCGGCACTATGTAGAAGTCGAAAAAGGATTAAAAAATCCCGCAGATTACCAAGAAGAAATTGCGAAAGGTTTAATCGGAAATAAACGGTTAGCTAAGCTCCAGGAGGTATACGATGATCTTTCTTCTGCTTACGAATACATCATCACCAAATATGATAAACGAAATGAAGGCATGAAGGATCTTACTGTGAGACAAATGCTCGAAGCCGCAGACAAAAAACAAAAAGAAATAGATGATGTGGTTGCTAAGATCTGGAAGCATCGCAAAGAAATGTGGACTTAAAACGATTTTTAAATGGCGGCGGGAATATTATTTTTCCTGTTGATTAAAAATTAGAAAAAAATACTTGACACATGGGTAGTGGGTATGCTACTTTCGCGGCGACATGAACTCAGACAATACAAAACGTGGCAAAGGCAGACCCAGCGGATCTAATTCTTTTGTAAAGATGCGCCTGTGTGATCTGGAGAAATTGGTTGGCAGCATGGCAGTTGTTCCTGTGTCGAAGGTGTGGCTGCGCGAAAATGGTATCGAACTGTTGGAGCCGCAAATCAAAATCGCACCTGTCGCTCCTGCCGCAGAAGAAACAGAAGAAAAGATTCAATTCTCTTTAACTACATTTGAAGACTAATATGAGAGCATACTACACACTATCATCACCAGCAGTTTACGACTCTTTGGAAGTTCGCCCTTATGATGACTTGGTTTTTTCCATCTATGGTCATATCGAAGGAGAAGGCTTTGAGTGTATCGGCGATTTTAATTCGTTCGATGCGGCTTGCAGCGTAGCAGAAAAACTTGGCGGCAAATTAGTCAAAAAAATTCTTGACACTGACCACAATTAACCTCACACTCTCCCCGCAACACTAACTACTACTACATTATGCTACACATTTGCCAAGGATACTTCCTAACCGATAAACAAGAAATCAAAGACGTTATCATTTCTGATGGCTCTTGGAATGGGAGCTGTGACGATGACGATATTTTCTACTACACTGACGGTGAGCCTGTAGAAGGTTTTCATGACGATTTCTTTATTACTCATGCTGAGCCGATGAAAATTGCTTAAAAACATCTTGACATCGCCCCCAAAGTAAGCAATACTTCTCCCCCCCCCACCAATACTAATATTTCCCACTTTTACTCATATTGTCTTTTGCCCACAAGGGCTGTAGATTAGTATAATGAAAGCAGGTTTTTATTTCTTCGGGGTCTGTTAAGTCAAATGAGCAGCGTGGTTTAATATGGTCGATATGCCAACAGTCAGAATGATCACCATTGGGATTGCCATAATTTTCCCAAGTCATGCCGTCTAAAAACAAAGATTCTAAATAAAGTTTTAGCTCTGGCATGGAGCATCCTATTAACTCCATAGTTCGTTGAGATTTCGCGCCCAATAAAAAACCATAAATTCTCTGTCTCAAAGCTTTACGCAAACGAATTTGAGGATTTGACCTGTTCTTTCTTCGGTTATTTGCTAACCGAGACTTAACTGATTCTTTATTGTTTTCATACCACTCTCTATTTTGAGCGTTTTTCTTTTCTTTGTTACGTTCAAACCAAGAGCGATGAGCCAACTTCTGCTTTTCTTTATTTGCATCTCTATACGATTGAAAGTAATCGGGATTAGCTTCCATCCATTTCTTCTTTTTTAATTGACAGCATTCTTTGCAAGAGTATTGGGTTTTATAAAACTCACTAATGTCTTTTGCTTTTTTACAACTTGCACACCAACGACAATTATTTTGCATCAAAAATTCTTTCTCTTTTTTGTTGACAATCTGCCCCGATATTGTAAAACTTTCCTTGTCGAAGTAACTCATACTTCTTATTACACTTAAAACACTAAAACTACTAACTATTCGATGAAAATGTTTGAAAACATGATTGGTCAACCTCACATCAAATCAACTCTTCAATTCTATGTTGAGGCTGCGCAAAACGGCGGTGTTATTCCTCCTGTGCTTTTGACTGGGGCGCGTGGACTTGGTAAGACAGAATTTGCCAGAGAGTTCAGCAAACTTCTTAAAAAACCAATTTTGGAAATTAACTGCTCGACGATCAAAAACAATCGTCAATTCTTTGAGCAGATTTTCATCCCTATTGTCATGAACAATGACATTGTTTTGATTTTTGACGAATGCCACGCACTCCCCAAAGACTTGCAAAATGCGTTTCTGACAGTATTCAACGTGGAGAAAGGTTTCCGCAAGAACTTTGAATGGGACGGTAGCTCTATGGAGTTCGACTTCTCCCGCCAAAGCTATCTGTTCGCTACAACCGAACCAGACAAAATCTTCGCTCCTCTGAAAGACCGCTTTGAAGAGATTGACTTCCGCCCCTACTCCTCCGATGAGATGGCGCAGATTCTCCAGAGCCGTGCTGACTGGGTAGAGTTTCAAGGTGACGTTATTGACGAGATTGTTCCAACACTTCGCGGCAATGCTCGTAGCGCAGTTAAACGTGCAAAACAAATCTGTCTCTACTGTGAGGGCAAAAACAATCATAAGTTCGGGCAAGACGAATGGAAAGAATTGTGCGATAAGCTTGGCATTACTGCTGATGGCTTGTCAAACTCTGAGATCCAGATTCTTTCTGTGCTTAAACAGCGCGGTCCTTGCACTTTGGCTATGTTGTCAGCGGCAACTGGTTTCTCAAGGACTGCATTGCAACGCGACATTGAGATGCACTTGCTGCGTAAAAATCTCATGCGCATCGAGGGCAAACGCGAAATCACAGGCGCAGGTATCAAAGCCCTAGAAAAACTTTCTGTGTAATGGTGTAGTAAGCGAGGGAGCAGAGTGGTGTCTGCTCCCTCCAAACGCCAAATTCTTTTTAGACAAATAAACAATATGGAAATACATATTCCCGAATACATTCGTGAGACATTAAATAAAAGTCCGAACGCTAGTCCATCAAATAATATCATCGTCACGCAAATAGACGAAAAGATTTATTCGGCAAGGTGGAACCTACAACCCAATAGAATGGAACTCGACCAACTATGGGAAGTTAATTGCGAAAAAGAACTCGCGAAATAACAAATAAAGCGCTTGTAACTTAGCGGTCTAAAGTATTCGACTCATAATCGAGGAATCACTGGTTCGAATCCAGTCGGGCGCACTTTTTAGGGGAAATGGCAGAGTGGTCTAATGCGCTCGACTTGAAATCGAGAGTGGGTTAAAAGCTCACCGTGGGTTCGAATCCTACTTTCCCCGCCAACCAAATCAAACAAACTTTTCTGTAGCTTAATGGGACAAAGCGACTGTAGTAATATTCAGTAGATGTAGGTTCGAATCCTACCAGAAAAACCTCAAATAAATGAGGGGGTATCGGAACTGCCTTCTAAGCAGTAGCACCGTAAGGGATCAATGCTGGTTCGAATCCAGTTCCCCTCACCAATTTTTAATCAAAAAAAAAATGTTGACAACTTCCCGAAATTTGCTACATTTCTCCCGCACCCAATTACTGCTATGACTAACGAAGACCTTATCCAAATCGAACAAAGCCTCGACAACGCCGCCAATGAACTGCTTGATGCCGTCTACGCATCAAAAGAACTGCGCGAACAATACGAACAGTTTTCGGCTCATTTGAATCTCGCGATTCACAGTGCGTCTTTGCCCGTAAAGCAGAAAACAAAAAAAGAAATTCTGGAAGAAGCTTTTCAATACTACGCCGCCGATCCTTCTCGCAGAGCAACTAACGCAGAGGGCAGTTGCAGATACCTTATGGAAGACGGTCGCAAATGTGCCGTTGGTCACTGCTTAATCGAAGGAAAGAAAATTTGCTTTGGCGGTATGCAAAAAGACCCTATCTTTGCAGAGATTCAAGCGAATCAAATCGACAATCTCGACTCTCATTTGTTGCCAGAGTATCGGGGACATAGTGTTGATTTCTGGCAAGAGCTTCAATACTGGCACGATAACTGTCTGAACTTTACAGAAACAGGCTTATCTGAAGAGGGGCAACATAGAGCAAACAATCTTTTGGAAAGATTTGCTGACAAATAACTTGACACAATCCCCAAAACAAACAACAATACTTCCTCACCTCTTATGATTACATCAGAACAACTACTAGAAAATCGCAGCATCACAGAACCCACGGTCGCAACCCTCATCTTGGAAGTGCCATGGAATGAAACATCGTTCGGAAACATTCAGCGTATTCTTGCTGATACCGTAGAAAATGAAGTCTTCGATAACGTGGACATTCTCGACTATGAGCCAATCTCATACGACAGCGAAAAACAAACCTTTCAAATCAAATACACTCTTGGGGTAATTGACCTACTGGAAACCATCGGAGCATAATTCTAACACCAAAACAAAATGAAACAAATAAAACAATTGTTCTTTCGTATCTTCTCCCGCCGCAAGCCTGTCTATGGCGCGAAAATCTTTCAACAGCGTAGCTGGCTGGCTAAAAAAGTCGATGACGCTTTGTGGGATCGCTATCACAACGTCAATTAAAAATACAAAAAAACACCTTGACAAACGCCACAAAAAATCCTACATTTCTCCCGCCCCCCACTACTACTACTAACTAACTACTACTATGCCCAATTACTGTTTCAACAAACTAACCGTAACAAACTCCACTCCAAAACTCGAAGCCTTTCTTAAAGAGCATGGCTTGTCGTTCGAGGCTATCGTCAAACCAGAGCGTCCTGAGAATGATGAAAATGGTTTTGCTACTATTGGTGCACAAACTTCTGCTTGGGGAACTAAGTGGGATTTGACTGAGGAAGAAGCAAAAGAAACTGCCGAATCTCTTTTGAATGGTGGCTCATGCTTTTTTGATACTGCATGGTCGCCGCCTAGTGAGGCTATTCGCGCACTGAGTGAGTTGACAGGCGCATCGTTTCTTCTTGCTTACTTTGAGCCAGGATGCTGGTTCTGGGGCGCAGAGGTTATGGAAGATGGCTGCATCGCAACCGAGTTCGATGGCAATGAGACTAAAGAACAGCTCAAAGAGTTTCTAGTAGAATACATGGACTACGATGAGGAAGATGCGAACGAACACGCTGGCTTAAACGAAGAAGACGACGAGTAAATCAGCAAACTCCAAATAAGATAACGACAAATAAGCGCACTGGGAAACTGGTGCGTTTTTTTTATTATGCCCCCGATTTAATCAAATAAGGCTAAATAAGGAATGAATGTGCCTAAATAAGCGATAGGAAGTAATTTATGACGTATTGCGTATTGAATAGAGACATGAATAAACTGTTGGAAATCAAGCACTTACAGCAAAATGACCCCTACGGGGTCTGATCCGTGTAAGTCGTTCATTATCAACAACTTATAACAAGCAATCGTAAACCTTTGAGTTTCAACAACTTACAGCGAAACGACCCCGTAGGGGTCGCGTGGGTGTAAGTCGTTGATTATCAACAACTTACGAAGACGATTTGCCCTACCCCCCGCTAAGGGGTAGGGCGTGCCATGTCATCACTTACCGTTAGAAAGGTCTAGCATGTCTTCAGCCAAGATTGAGATGAGTTCTTCAGTGTATGTGTAGGGATCATCGCCGCAGCTTTCAGCGTGTTTTTCAATCGCATCCCATAGCATAATGCGGGGGCGGTTCTCGTCGTCCTCGTCAACCAAGGCGCAGCAGAGTTGGTCTGCCGTTAAATCGGGAACTTGTGAAAGAAAGTGTCCAGCGGCACGGAGATAGATAGCGGCATTTTTCGGGTCGTTTAGGTCTGTCATATCGGGGAAAGGTTAGTTGTTTTGAGAGAGTGGTCAAGGTTTATTTTAACGCAATTAAAAACAACAGCAGCGCGAGTAGTAAGATTTGCCAAATGGTCATGCTGGTTCAATCACAAAGTCCGAAGAATTTTTGAGACTCTACAACAAAACCCGAAGAATCTTTTTTCGCTTTGCCTTTTTCGACAAGTCCGACGATGACGTTTTGAGGGTCAAGAAAGCGGAGGTCACTTTCGTCACCGCTAACGACACGATACCCTTTCCACGTTGGAGGAAGCGAGCCACGGAAAACCACGGCGACATTTCCGCCACTGGCAAGAACAGCATCGACAAGTTTTTCGTTAGACTCAGAACGGGAGAATGTCAGATCATAGTTCGATGGCAATTTTTCATCAAGAAAAGCAGTCATTCGAGATACGCTTTTTGTGTAGTCGTAGAATTGAACGTCAGGGAACAAATCAAAAACAGTTTTGCCGTTCAGTGTGATTTTTTCCCAAGGTAGATCGCTTGTCAGATTCAAACGAAAGCAGGGAGTAAGTTTTTTCTTTTCTGCCGATTTCACAGCAGCAGCGATTTCTTTCACAAGTTGAGCCATGAATAAAGCCTTGTCTTGAAAGAAGAATTTTGTTTTTGCGATACGTGCAGCTTGCACAGTGGAGAAAACGCCATGCCCAGCGGTATTGAGACAAGCAGCAGCACAGCCAGTGCTAGCGTTTTGACAAGTATTGAAGCCCGACAAGTTAGAAGGCGCGAGGTGAACGCCGAACGTCTGGAAGCCAAGAGCTTCTCCTTTTTTGATTTTGGTATTTGATGTAGTTAGCAATTTCATGCGGAGAAAAGTTAGTTGTTTCGGGGGGAGTTGTCAAGAATTTACCACCAAGAATAGTAAAAAACTTTCTTGCCCTCCTTGATAGCTTGGCGAGCCACAACAATAAAGTCGAGAGTTTGTTTTTTGTAGTAGTCATCGCCGCGAGAATCCGAGCCGAAAAAGAAGCCTTTTGTTTCTGGCAATTCATCAGCAAGAACAGCTTGCTCCAAGCGTTCAAGATGTTTTGCGTTCAATTGCAAAGGAATGCAGTTGAAAGATGGATCATCTTTATGGCGGCGAGGGCAACCCCTTTCTTCCCATAGCTTTTCCATCCAACCATGAAGCGCGTTATGTTTGCGCCAATAACCTATTTCTTGTTTTTCTTTTCCTTGCTTTGCGTAGAGATACATGTCCAGTCCCATAGTAGTAGTGAGGTGATAGTTAGTTGTGAAGTGCGCCAATCATCGGCGACACGCAAAAGATAGCATTTCGGCGGGAATTGTCAATATGTTTTTTGTATTTTTTCACAATTATTTTTGTGCGATTGTGCGAAAAAAGTTCTTGACAGACTCTAACGAAAAACCTCTAACAGATTTTTACCTACGGCAGCAATCGCCATAAACCGTTGGTTTTCAACAACTTACAGCAAAATGACCCCTTCGGGGTCGCGTCGATGTAAGTCGTTGATTTTCAACAACTTATGAGAATCCCCCACTAGAAGTAAGCTGTTTCCAGTCGGGGCATGGAGGCCCTTGTCCTTCTAGCGAGGGAAAACTATTTCTTTTGTTCTTCGTCTATTTGTTTCTTACCATCACGACGAACAAGTTTGTTTTGTGCGCGTTTTCTGTCGCGTAGGTGTTTCCACCACTCGACAGTTTTCACAGATCCTTTTGATTTACTTGATGAAGCCATGAAAGCGTTTTTGATATTCTTCCCATTTCTGATGAAAAAGATTGTTTTCTTCTCCGTTTAACGGTTCCACATTGTCAGGGTTCCACTTGCTACGCATCCAGCGAGAGTTAAATCCACTATCCATGCAAGAAGTCCAAAAGACTTTGTGTTGATTCCCGTCTTTCTCGACAATAGTTGAACGGTTAGATTTGAGTCTGTAAAGTTGTTTCATTTTCTACAAGCTTTTTTGTTTGATTCTTTCTTGCGGTCTTTGAATGAGAAGCAAGGCGGGGCGACAGGATGACGGACTAGGTTGCGCATGTCAAGAGAATTTTGCGCAAGTTGTTTCTTTTTTGTTTTCATGCATAAATGTATTTTGGAAGTGGAATGCGAGTTCTAGCAGGGATACCCATTTCTTTACACACAGCGGCGAAATCTTCTCCATGTAAAATGCGGCGACCGTTCTTTCTCAGAAAGCGATTGCCATTCCGCTTGAACTGAATGAAGTGCGCAATCTCATGCTTCAAGACCTCATCGAATAGCTTGAATGAAACAAGAATAATTTTGTTGAGTTTGATTTTGTCTTGCGATACGTAGGCAAGACCGAGAAAGTTTTGTCCGTTCATCCATTCGATTTTGAGGTGAGACATTCCCCACTGTTTCAAGGTCATGCGGATGTATTGAGTGATTTCTGTAGTGGTGGCAAACATGGCGGCGAAAGTATTATGTTTTTCGGGGGGAGTGTCAAGAATTTTTAATCAACGAGCAGCAAAAACTTTTTTACCATTTAAGATCACTTCTTCTGCGAGAAAGATGTCTGAACCTTGGCACTGAAACCGATCTGCCTCATAAGGATTGTATCTAACAGAAAGAAAAGGCTTGTTAGACTGAATGCCAGAAACTAACGTGCCAATGATGAATGCGTGAACATTCTTTCTTTTTTGTTTAAGAACACGCTGGCGACCCGCTTCTGATACTTTGAACTGCACGTTTCTAACGTAAGCATCTTCCAGATGCGCAACGACTTTCCAACGCCCATTTACTTTTGTCTGAACAGACAGCTTTTTCTTGTGGAGATTGAAATAGATGCGAACGATTTGATTTAGTGGCAACATGGCGAGAGAAAAATGCACTTTCTGCGGCTATTTGTCAACAAGTTTCTGCAAATAAAAATCAAATAAATAGTAAATAAATAGTAAATAAATAACCGTTAAATAACCGTGCGGGGGGATTTGGGAGTAAATTTTGAATCTTCATAAACCGTTGAGTATCAACGACTTACGCCAAAACGACCCCTACGGGGTCTGATCCGTGTAAGTGCTTGATTATCAACAACTTATGACGAAGAGTCGTAAGCCGTTGAGTATCAACGACTTACGCCAAAACGACCCCTACGGGGTCTGATCCGTGTAAGTGCTTGATTATCAACAACTTATGACGAAGAGTCGTAAGCCGTTGAGTTTCAACAACTTACGGCAAAACGACCCCGTAGGGGTCGCATCGGTGTAAGTCGTTCATTATCAACAACTTACGACGATTGGCTTTGTGCGATTATGTCAAGACTTTTTTTTGAAAATGTTGGGGAGCGGCTAAACCAAAAACCGCTCCCCTTGTATGTCAACCACCGAAAAATTGTTAGACTTCGAAACCCTCCTCTTCTAACAGTTCTATCACAGCATCTTGCGCGATGCTGTAAAGTTCAGAAACGAGAGCGTTTTCCTCTCCCTCTTCTTCAATGTATTCTTCCATCTCATCAAGACCATACATGACGCAGGGAAGATCGGGCAAGTCAGAGAGGCAAAGACCCGACAAGTCGATGCAAGCGGCGTTCATGATAGTGAGGCATTTTTTACGTGTGTTATTCATGGCAAGAAAATGTTAGTTGTTTTGAGGTGAGTTGTCAACAAGTTTTTTGACATATTGTTTTGTGGCTTGATGCGCGGCAGAACTTAAACAGCAATCGACATTAAAAAAACGGTTTTTGTAATTCAAATTGGCGTAGCAGATAAATTTTTCGCTTTCTGTTCCAAAATTTTCAGCGAGCAAAACACAGTTTTCGGCGTGGCAATTGTTTTCTTCGTTTTGCAAGTATTCTTTTAAGAGTTTGTTCATGGCGGCGATATGTTAGTTGTTTTGGGGCAGATTGTCAAGATTTATTTTGCTTCAATCACTCGCATTTCATCGCTGCGTAATGCGTGACCGTAGAACATACGCAGCATTTTACACGCTTCCTCTTGCGTATCGTATTGATACGGTGCAGACGATGGAGTTTGACGGATTGACTTCCAGATTTTTTTTGTGGGGTCTTGCGGGTCTTGGATTTTTATTTGCATTTCATATTTCATGGCGGGGAAAGAGTAACAGTAAAAACCAATCGGCGCAAGTATTTTTTTTGATTATTTTCTAAAAAAAGTTTGTCATACGTGCAAAAAACACTTGACAAAAGTCTAACGGAAAACGCTTTTTTTACTTGTTAGGAGCCTAACAACCTGCGTAAACCATTGATTTTCAATCACTTACGGCAAAACGACCCCGAAGGGGTCGCGTCGATGTAAGTCGTTGAGTATCAACGACTTATGACGATTCGCGATGTGTAAGCCAACCCCTTTCGGGGCTGGCTGTGTGTTTTCCGTTAGACGAACTCCAGAGTGCCTAACGGAACTTCATCCTCACGCCCATCCTCAAAGCGGATGAGGGCGCGATTTCCAACTGGAGTATTGACAACTTCGACAAGCTCAACTTCTGAGCCACAGTAAATGACGGTTTCGATTTCTTCAATCATGGCGAGAGAAAGATAGTTTATTTTTGCGGATAAGTCAACAAGTTTTTTTACTTTTTTTTGCATTTTGAGGGGAGCGGCGAAACAAAAAGCCGCCCCCCTCTGCCATGCTCAATCCACCACGATTGAAAATTGTTTTTCAATGCCGCCGCATTTGAAATGCGTAACCTTTTCAGGCATAAAACTAAAGTATGTATCACGATTGCGATTCACGGCAAACATGTAGCCTTGCTGACGAAGAGCGGTGGTCGCTGGCGAGCCAGTTCCTTTAACCAGCTTTGAAAAGCGGTCTTTTGCGTTAATGGTGCGCATCGTTCCATCTTTCTTTTGGAAAGTGATAGAAAAGAAACGTCCTTTTGTTGCGTCGATGAGTTGTGCGATTTCGGATTGTGTTGCGGTGTGTTGCATAGTTTTGTTTTGTTTGTTGTTAGTAGGCGAGAGAAAGTTAGTTGTTTTGGGGGGGGGTTGTCAAGATTTTTTTTAATTGTTTTTGATGTAGTTTTGAATGTGGGCGAGAGCGTAGCAAGTAGCTCCAAAAACAAAAAAGCAGATAGCGTCAAAGACTTCACTTTTGCCCCGATAGATGGCGAAAGCGCAGAAGCTGAAAATTGGAGATAGGGTGAGTAAGGCGGAACCGACGATGGTGGCGATGTGTTTCATGATGGAGTATTGGTTGCGGGGAAAGAATAGTTTATTTTTGCAGTATTGTCAACAAGTTTTTTATGCAAGTGCGCGTTTTGCGCGAAAAGTTTTCAACAGTCTTGCCGCCTCTTTGCGAGAAACAAAAACCGCCACAGCCATATTTGCGCCGCCGAAAACGACAAGCTCCTCATGAGATTTGAAACGGCGCGAGCGTGTCATCTCGAAAAGGTCACAATCGTATTTTGTGCGTTCTGCGGTGCGAGTAGTGGTGAATTTTCCGTTTGAGTTTGTCTTGATGAATTGGTATGTCATGGCGAGGAAAGAATACTCTTTTTTGCGCGGATAGTCAACATTTTTTTTTGATTTATTTTCCGAAAAAAGTTTGTCATACTTGTAAAAAACGCTTGACAAAAGTCTAACGAAAAACGCTTTTTTGACTTGTTAGATAGCCTCGACACGAATAAACCGTTGATTTTCAACAACTTACAGCAAAACGACCCCTTCGGGGTCGCCTCGACGTAAGTCGTTGATTTTCAACGACTTATGACGATAAGCAACAAAACAGTTGTCGAGTTTTTAGTCGCGCAACTGCACAAATTGCAAGCATTTCCAACCGACCCAACCTTTGCCATCATTGAAAACAGCTGTCTTTTCATCCCAGTAAGAAAAGATGCCGCGATTGGTATTGACTCCAGGCTTGAGTTGAGCGGCAATCTCTTCGCGCATCTCTTCGAGATCAGCTTCGATTTCCTTGCTGCGTGTGATTTGGTATGAGGGGCAGTGTGAATGGGGATGTCGCATAACGAGAAAAGTTTAACCTAGAACCAACAAAAACACAAGAACTTTTTTCTATTTTTCGCAAAAAAGTTTTTTCAGAAAAGCGCGTTTTTTTCTTGACAAGAGTCTAACGAAAACCACTTTTTAAGCCGTTTGGACTCTAACGGCTTGCGTAAATCGTTGATTTTCAACAACTTACGGCAAAACGACCCCGAAGGGGTCGCGTCGATGTAAGTCGTTGATTTTCAACAACTTATTGAGGCAATCGACGCGCCACTTTGTCAAGCTTTTTTTTATTTATTTTCGGTCTGCCAGCAGGAACAAAAGCACCGCAACAATCAAGAAAAAAATCATTTTTTTCGTTAGGTGTTAGTGTTCGATCACAAAGCCGCTTTCATCTTTCTTTGCCTTGCCTTTCTCGACAAGTCCGATGATGTTTCCCGAACCATCGAGAAAGCGCAAATCTGTATCATCGCCATTGACGACTTGCACTCCCAAGTATTGAGAGGGAAGAGACTTGCGAAAAACCATTGCAACATTGCCGCCCGATTTAAGAATTGATTCAGCTATTGCGCCGTTAGTCTCCGAACGTGAGAAAGTCAAGTGATAATTTTTTGGCATTTCACCAGCAAGAAAAGCCGTCATGCGTTCGGGGCTTTTGGTGTAATCGTAAAACCAGCACTGCGGAAACATGTCAAAGATATTGCGCCCGTTCAATTTGATTTTTTCCCATGGCAAGTCACTTGTGAGATTCAAGCGGAAAGTTGCGACCATGCCATTTTTTTGAGCGGATTTGATAGCAGAAGAGATTTCTTTAATGAGCTGCGCCATGAATGACGCTTTATCTTTGAAAAACAATTTTGTTTTTTCAATTCTTGCGCGTTGCACGTTGGAATAGACTCCCATACCAGCGGTATTGAGACAAGCGGCGGCACATCCTGGAGATGCGTCTTTACAGACGTTGAAACCTGATAGACTAGCGGGGGCAAGGTGAATGCCGAAAGTTTTGTAACCGTGTTTTTCACCTTTTCGGATTTTTGTATTGGCGGTAGTAAGTAATTTCATGACGGGGAAAAGTTAGCAGATTGAGGGATTTTGTCAATAGTTTTTTTTATTGTTTTTCTAAAGTATCGGAAAGCATGACAAGCAAGCCCATCGAACCAACAAAGCAAGCAATGCAAGCAACGTGAACATGCGTTTCGCAAGATTGCGCTCCCGTGATGATTGCGAAAGCGGCAACGGAAAGAATAAGGGCGGTGAGTGTAAAGATAGCAAAGTATTTCATGACGCGCAAAGAGTAGCATTTCAGAGACTAACGCGCAAGTATTTTTTTCTATTTTTTATTTATTTTTTTTGTGTTATGGCTTATTTTTTTCTTGACAAAAGCCTAACGAAAACCGTTTTTTGACTTGTTAGAAGTCTAACAATCTGCGTAAACCGTTGATTTTCAACAACTTACGGCAAAACGACCCCGAAGGGGTCGCGTCGATGTAAGTCGTTGATTTTCAACAACTTATGACGATTGTGTTTTTTGTTGTTTTTTTTCTTGACAGGGGAGCCGATCTTGCGACCGACTCCCCCGCTGTTGTCAGACCACAAGGTCAATACCAGCAAGATGCAAGTTGCGGTATTTGCTTTCGCCATTGTCGTCTACATCTAACGCTTTCACGGTGACATAACGCTTGCCATTCTTGGCAAAGGCGACATTTTCAACCGCTTCAATTTTCAGGACGCGAACGCCGTCAGCTTTCAGCTTTGACTTTTCCGCAAAGTAGCGAACGGTTTTGTTGACGAGGGCGGAAACGAGTTTTTCAGTTGGTGTATTGTAGTCGAAGAACATAACGAGGAAAAGATAAAGGATTTTTGCGAGTTTGTCAATTATTTTTTTTGATTATTTCAACAAAGCAGCAATGCTCGAAAGCTCAAAAAACAATCCTAAGCAACAAATCACTCCCAGACTAGCAAGAACATGATGAATGCTTTCGCTAGAATTGATTCCTAAGCAAAAGCAGAGAATCATAAGAGCAATGAGCAACAAAGAACAAGAAAACAAAAGAACAAACTGAGTGAAGCTTCTCATGACGGGGAAAGTGTAAGGTTTTTTTTGTGTGTAAGTCAACAATTTTTTTTTGATTTTTTTGTGGGGGCTTTCGCCCCCGTTAGACTTTGCTTCAGTCTTGATACGATTGCGCAATTTCTAACGCATGGAGCAAAGCAATTTTTGCCTCATGCTCTTCTTCCTCACAAAGCTCATAATCCGAGCCATCTTCTAACGTGGAAGAAAGAATCTCAAAACTATCAACAGGCGGCGTATCATAGTCGCCAAAATCGGAAAAGAAATGACCCTCGACGCAAACGTCGAAAGAACCAATGACGTTAAACTTGTCATCGAATTGCTCAATGGTGATAAAGGCGGTGACGGTGTGTGATGAACTGGACATGCGCAAATGGTAATGCAAAAACAGGTGAAGCGCAAGAACTTTTTTCGTGTTTTGTGAAGATTTTTTTTGTGTCATGCGAGAAGAAAACGGTTGACAACCACCCCCCCATTTCTCAAAAAAATTGTTAGACGCTTCTGCGCTGCGCGGGGGGGGGATACTTTCCTCATTCTCCCAACACAAACGCAAACAAACCACACACCCTCCCCCCATTTCTCGGGCGCGATTGCGCCAACACAGAAAAACCCCAAAAAACTTCAAAAAAAAATCCCAGACCCTGTTTTCACAAAACCTTTTATAAACACAAAAAAAATGTGTAATAAACAGAGATGTCTATCATACGCTACGAAAATATTAGAATCTCTATGCCCCGAAACAGTTTTGGAGCAACTGGATCGTTTGTAGCGCTAGCAACAGATGTGAAGATTTCTAACGCCGCGAAACTAGCTAGGCAGTCTTATCTTGCCCCAAATCTAATTCCTGATATGAGAGTAGGAGGCAATGCAGACACAAAGCTTTCTTTTTCTTACCCTGTTTGCAACAAGCTTCTCAATGATAATTTGGCGCAAAACTCTTTTAATTTCGCATCTGGCGTGTTTGCGAATGATCTTACTGGATTCAACAGTGTAGATCTTACTGTTGGCGATAGAATCTTTAGCGGTTGTTATCTCGACGATTTTTCAATCGACATTGCGCCGTTTCAACCAGTGATGATGAATGTGAACTTTACATGCACAATTCCTCCCCATGGATTACCTTTTGTTTCGGGGCAAGCGCTGTCTCCAATAGAAACATCCAAGAAAGTTGCGTATGGTCACTTTGCAGAAGTTTCGGGGACAACAAACTACTCTGCGCCAATTCAATCGAATGTGTCTTATTCTATGAGCTTCAAGAGAACATATTCTTATGCTGTTTCAAAAAGATTTCCCAACAGCGTGTTTCTTGATGAGGTAAACAAACAAGTAAACATTAAATCGACAAACATCAATCAGTTCATCAACGAGTCAGGAGCTTTCGGGGCAATGAACATCAATCTAAAAAACGAACTCGGGGAACTTGTTTTGCCGCAAAACACTCTTTTTGTTTCAACAGAAGCTAGGCTCAGCGCTCAAAATCTATCTGCCCAGCCTGGAAATATTTTAACCGCAGACGTAACTATTGACGAAGCTGTTCTATAAATAGGTGTAAAAGATACAAATGCCTAAAAAAAGATTTAGTCAGTCGGACTCGGTTGAGATTCAGTTGAATCAAGCGAGCAAAATCAAAACTAAAAAAAAGAACTTCAAGTTCACCCCAAAACAAGTTCAATTACTTGGGATGCTTTTAGACCCCGAAAATAAAATCATTTTTATATCTGGAGCAGCGGGAACTTCTAAGACATACATGGCGCTTTATGCAGCTATCGAGATGATGTCAGAAGACAGCAACAAGCAGCTTCTTTATATTCGTAGCATTATCGAAAGTGCTGATAAAGGATTAGGTAGCTTACCTGGTGATATTTCTGAGAAGTTCGATCCGTTCCTGATGCCTCTCTATGATAAGCTTGAGGAGATTGTTGTGCCGCAAGATATGGCGCATCTTAAATCAACAGGAAGAATCAGTGCCGTGCCTATCAACTTTTTGCGTGGCGCAAGTTGGACTGACAAAATTATTGTCGCGGATGAAGCTCAAAACTTTTCCGCCAAAGAACTTATTACTTTGATTACCCGAATTGGCGAAGGTTCCAAGATTATTATCTGCGGCGATGCTATGCAAAGCGATATTGGTAAGCTGAAAACAGGTTTCTCGCCCATGATGGGAATTTTCAATGATGAAGAAAGTAAGCAAAAAGGAATTCAAACATTCGTGTTTACTAAAGATGATATTGTTCGCAGTGAAATCTTGAAATTCATTGTCAAAAAACTCGAAGACGGCGACTTTCATGTGTAAATAAAGGTGCAGGGTTACACAACGCACGCAGCGAAATGCCGATTGATATAACGTGTATTCCCTGTATCTTCGTGTCTATTTTTTTGTTGAAAAATCAATAAAAAAACGCATCATTATGTATGAGCGCTATATATTGTTCTGAATGCGGCAAAAAGCATGAGTATAATCTCGCCAAGCCCAACTTCTGCTCTTCCTGCGGCACGCCATTTAGTCCCGTTAAAAAGAAGATGAAAGAAAAAGAAGAGGAAATGGATGACGACGACGAAGAAGAAGACGACGAGGAAGATGATGATGAAGATGACGGAGAATCTTATTCTAATTCTCGATCAGTTCCATCTATCAGAAAGTTCCAAGTAGATATTGAAGCATCGTCTCAATACAACACTTTCTCGCTTGGTTCTATCCTTGGCTCAGAAGCTAATCCTGCGCCAAAAACAGCTGCCTCTTCGAGAAGAAAAGGCGCAAAAACCCTAGAAGACTTTAAACAAAGCAAAAAATAAGTGGAAGAACCTCGCATAAAGACATACGAAGAGTGTTATCATATAATTGACTCTGTTGTTTCAAAATATCAGAACAAGTGGCGGCTTAACGCTATCAACTGGTTCGATTTTGAAGACGTAGCGCAAATCATCAAAACCCATATCTTCAAAAAATGGGATATGTGGGATCAAAGCAGACCGCTTGAGCCTTGGGTTTCAAGAATTGCCTCGCACCAAATCAAAAACATTGTGCGCAACAATTACACCAATTACGTGAAGCCTTGTATGTCTTGTCCTCACAACATGGGCGACAACTTATGCTCTCTTACTTCCTCTGGCGAACAAAATTCTTCATGCTCGATGTATGCAAAATGGGCAAAGTCAAAAAGACAAGGCTATGGAGTCAAAATGCCGCTTGCTATGGAAAATCATCAGCAAGAAATAGATTCTTTCACAGATTCTGGCGTAGACTTCACAAGTGTTATAGATCGTCTCAACAGCATACTTAAAAAAGAACTTTCTGCTGAGCATTATAAAGTTTACATGATGTTGTTTTTTGAAAATGCATCGGAAGATGATGTAGCTCAATACATGGGCTACAAAACATCAGAAAAAAACCGAGCAGCAGGATACAAACAAATCAAAAACCTAAAAAAAATGCTCAAAGAGAAAGTCCAAGAAATTATTGAGAAAAACGATATAGTTCTATGAATTTAACAGAAGACCAAAAACAAAAAATCCAAGAAGTTTTTAGTAAAACGCCAGATCTCAACGAGATCGTGCGAGTTGTTTTCGAAAATCCAGAACTTGACGGAAGATCTAAAGAAGGGCGCTTAGTTAGAGCGTATATGATTTCTGCGGGAATGAAGTTTAATACTGCTCGCCGCGAAAAAAAAGAAGACATATCGTTTTCAGAGCAACAAAGAGAGTTTATCATAGATCAAGCCAACAAAGGCTTGTCTTCTCTAGCTATTGCAGAGCTACTCTTTCCGAAAAAAGAGGTTAAGCCTCTGTCGATGGAACAACGGGCTGTTCACGCAATAATCAAGGAGCTGAATCCAGACTATTCTCCCTCGGAGGATGTCGAGGCGACTCTTTCGAGTTATGTCGCGCCAAAAGCATTTGGGCGAGTCCTCAAAAAAATTAATGATGCAACTGGGCATACATTTGAGGAGGAGAAGATTAATAGACAGCTCCGTATTTGTGTGGAGAAACTAGGAATCAATCTTAACAATTCACGTTTCGTTAAGATTATGAATAACTATACGTCCAAAGACGATAGGGAGCTTTTTGAGCAAGAATTCATTCGCCTAACATGGGATAAGCCAGATCTTACGTCTGACGAAATTAACCTATACATGAACGTGTGCAAAGAAATCATCAATCTTGAGGTGATTAGTAAGCATTTGAATAAGCTAAACGATATGTTCGACATTGCTAACGATCAAGAAGAGATGAGCGTTAGACTTGCGGAGATTATTAAAGCAAAAAGCGGTGAATATCATCAATGCGAAACTCGAATCGAAAACTTGACAAAAAAACTACAGGGAGATAGAGCTTCAAGGATGCAGAGCAAGCAAAAAGAAAACGCTTCTCTATTGGCTCTTGTTCAATTCTTCCAAGACGAAGAAGAAAGAAACAATATGGTCAAAATTGCAGAAATGCAAAAAGAACTTGTCGCTGAAGAAGCTAATAGACTCGAAGGAATGGATGAGTGGAAAGCTCGTATTCTTGGAATTTCAAAAGAACATGTCATTTAACTGTAAAGAATGCAGAGAGTCATTCGACTCGCTAAAAAGCCTTCATCATCATATCAAAAAACACGATATGGTTTTGGGGGATTACTATGTAAAAAATTATCCGCGCTACAACAAGCTTACTGGTTGCCAAATCCAATTCAAAAATTATGAAGACTACTTTGAAAGAGATTTCGCCAGCTATGATCAACTAGTAGAATGGTGTGACGTAGCAGACCAAGAAGAAGTTAAAGAATACATTATTTATTTGCTTAAAAAACGCATAGAAAAAAAGGATTTAGACTATGGACCATGCACGACAGAGCTATATACCTCAGAACTGCCGCCACTAAGAGTCTATAAGCGTATTTTCGGCAGTTATAAAACAGCTTGTGACCTTTGTGGCGTAAAACCAATGCTTGGCGCAAACCTTCCAAAAGAATTCCACAAAGACTATCGAGATGTTAAGATATTTATTGACACTAGAGAGCAGCAACCACTCAAATTTAAGAATTCAGCTCCGCTAAAACTAGATATTGGAGATTACTGCGTAACAAGAGAAAACTTCCAATACACTTATGTAGACAGAAAATCGTTTAATGACTTTTGCGGCACTCTATCCACAGAATACAAGCGATTTGTAAGAGAGTTGGAGAGATGCAGACAATCAAATTCTTTTTTGTTTATTGTAGTGGAGAGCAATCTTTACAAACTGCGTGATCTGAATAGGTATGCACCTAAAAAATTCAACTTAGACTTCATTTTCCACAATATGAAGCAGTTACAAAGAGATTACCGCGATTGTTGTCAGTTTGTTTTCGCTGGTAATAGAAGCAGCAGTCAAATACTGATACCAAAGCTATTGATGCTTGGTCCTAAAATGTGGAATGTGGATGTTCAATACTTTTTGGACATTGGAGAAATGAACTACTTTGATATTAAATAAATATGGCTTGGGAAAAAGGACATCAAATATTGCATAAGAAATTCGACAAGATCAACGAAGAGATCTTGAATACAAAAGGATTTCTTGAAGAAGAAAAGGCTAAAGTTCTCTTGTATAAATTCTTAAAAGAGAATCCATCTTTCACTTCTGAACTTATTTCAGGAGTTTCATTGTTCCCTTTCCAACACATGGCAATTAAAGCGATGATGGAGACAGATTACTTCTTGGGGATATGGTGTCTTTCGGAAGATGAATATGTACTAACTGAAAATGGGTTCAAAAAAATTAAAGATATTCAAGTTGGTGAAATGGTTCGTTCTCGCGAGCAGCTCAATTTAGTCACAGACAAAAGAATTAACCCCCTGGAAGATGGACTAGAAATAACCCTGAAATCTGGCGATTCATTTAAGGCTAAAATTGGACATAAAACTCTTATTTTCAGAGATTTTCAGTTTCAATTCGAAGAGATTCAAAACATTAAAGAAGGAGACGTTGTTCCAGTAAAATTGGGAACAGATGTCTGGGGAAACCAGGATATTTTTAAAGATTTTAATTTCAAAAACAAGCAGCACTTATTCTACTGGCTGGGATATGTTTTGGGCGATGGTTATATCAATCAAGATGGAGTTCACTATTGCTCGGAAAATTATGAAATTCAAGAAGCGATCTTGAAATTTACACAAGCTAATGATTTTAAAATGTATGCTCGTCAACGCAGCGCTAATTTAAATTTCTACGAGTATTCAGTATTTAATCGAGAATTGGTTAAAGCATTAGAATCAATAGGTTGGGATAAATCTCTAAAATCAAAAGATAAACTAATCTGTGATCAAATCTTAGCCGCAGAAAAAGGAAATCTATGCGCTTTAATTGGTGGATTATTTGATGCGGATGGATATGCATCTTTTCAACCAAACAATAGTAAAGTGGGATTAAAAAACACATCTCTTCAATTATTGCGTCAAGTAAAAATGCTTTTAAATAACTTGGGAGTTGAATCTAATTTGAGGCTTTCTGGGCAAAACAATGATGTGCCTTATTATGATCTAGTATTAACAAATGACGCTTCTAGCTTAAAGAAATTTCAAGAAGAAATAGACTTTATTGTTTCTCATAAAAAATCCAATCTTCAAAAAATCATTGATAGATCTAGCTCAAGAAACTACCAAAATAAACTGATTCCAAGATTTGGACAATTACTAAAAAAAGAAGGTTCACGCGAAAAGCTCTGTGGGAAAAAGGGGCAATGGGGAATAGATTTTTCTCAAAATGAATTGGATAATCTCCAGGATTTGTCAGAAGATACTAAATATATTATTGATTCAATTAAAGAAGAAAGGGTTGCGTTTTCTGTGGTAAAAACCATTGCGCCTTGCCAAGTAAGATCAGTAGATATTACTGTAGAAAATGAAGAGTGCTATATCGGCAATGGTATTGTGCATCATAATTCGAGGGGCCTTTCCAAGTCTTTCACAACTGGTATTTTTGCCGCGATGGACGCTATTTTGAACCAAGGTGTCTATATTGGCATTATATCAAAGTCTTTCCGTCAGAGTCGAATGATCTTTAACAAGATTGAAGAGATTGCTAAGAGTCCAAAGGCAGCGTTCTTATCGCAATGCATTACAAGAGTAAGCAAATCAAATGACCAATGGGTAATGGAGATTGGTCGCAGTAAAATCATCGCACTTCCTCTTGGTGACGGTGAAAAACTAAGGGGTTTCCGCTTCCAAAGAATGATTATCGACGAGCTTCTTTTGATGCCAGAGAAAATTATTAACGAAGTTATTCTTCCGTTCTTGGCCGTTGTAGAAAACCCTACAGAGCGCCAGAAGATTTATGATTTGGAAACAAAGATGATTGCGGCAGGAAAGATGAAAGAAGAAGACCGCCACAAATGGCCACATAACAAGATTATTGGATTGTCTTCTGCGTCTTATAAGTTCGAATATCTGTATAAGCTTTATCAGCAATACGAAAACCTCATTCTCAATCCATCTAAACAAGATAATGCTCATAGGGTTATTATGCACTTGAGCTACGATTGTGCGCCAAAACAATTGTATGATCAAAACCTGTTGGATCAATCGAAAGCTACTATGAGCGAAGCTCAGTTTGAACGAGAGTTTGGCTCTGTCTTTACAGATGATAGCTCTGGATACTTTAAGGTCAGTAAAATGGCAGCTTGCACCATTCCTGATGGCGAAGGTCAATCTGTGGAAGTGATCGGCGACAAAAACGCTGAGTATATTTTGTCTTTTGACCCATCTTGGTCTGAAAGCGAAGGTTCTGACGACTTTGCAATGCACGTAATTAAGCTAAATGCTGATAAGCGATCTGGAACGATAGTTCATTCTTATGCATTAGCTGGCGCAAACCTCAAAAAACATATTGTATACTTTCACTACCTGTATACTCATTTCAATATTACAATGATTGTTGGTGACTACAACGGCGGCGTTCAGTTTATCAACTCATGCAATGAAAGTGAGATCTTTAAAAAGGCTGGAATACAAATTCAATGTATTGATGTTGATTTCGACGATCCTCAAAACTACGCAGTCGATCTTCGTATTGCTCGTAACCAATACAATGTAGAATCAAAGAAAATATGTATTCTCAGAAAGCCTAGCTCTCAATGGATTCGCAGCGCAAATGAAATGCTACAAGCAGCCTTCGACCATAAAAAGATTTGGTTCGCTGGCGCTGCTCTTGATGACGATTATTCGCGCCAAAAAGCAGCGGTAATACCTATCGACGAGCTTTCTTTCTCGCGATACAATGATGATGTAGATTCTTACGCTAAACAAATCGACTTGATCGAGCACTTGAAGGCTACAGTTGATACCACAAAAGTCCAATGTGCTTTGATTCAAGTTTCTACTACCACAAACGGCTCGCAATCTTTTGATTTGCCGCACAATCTTAAAAAGCAGCGCAATGCTGATAAAGCAAGAAAAGACTCTTACTCAGCTCTTGTTCTTGGCAATTGGATGATGAACATATATTTCGATATGATGGCTACTCCGACTGAAAATGTCCAAGCAACATTTGTCCCAATGTTTGTTGATTAACTTTTAAAGTTAACTTTTGCACTTTTTCGTGTAATATAGAGTAATGGAAAAGCGACATTATAACAAGAAGTCAGACTACTGGAAAAAGTTCGACAATAAACAAATCCCAATCATGACTTCTAGTCAAAATGACTACGAGCCAGAGCTATGCGGTGAGCCATTTTATGTTTCTGAAGCTTCTGTTGGCGTATCTTTTGCAAATGATGATTATTCGAGAGTAGAAAGCTCTTCTCGTAGCGGAAGCCGTAAAAACAGAGCTGCATTTACACGCACACACGACCGCTTTAGCAGCATCCGCAATGGTCTTTTGCCATATAGTTATGCTATGGATGGAGTCAATGTGCGAGAAGCTATTGAACTATGCCAAAAAGCGTATGCTAATGTCGCCGTTTTTCGCAATTCTATAGACGTTATGTCGGAATTTGCCAATACAGAGCTGTATTTGGATGGGGGAACGAAAAAAAGCCGTGATTTTTTTGAGCTGTGGTTTAAAAAGATTAAAATTTGGCATTTGAAAGATCAATTTTTTAGAGAATTCTACAGAAGCGGCAATATTTTCTTTTATAGAGTAGACGGACAGATTCAAACAAGCGATTATGCCCCTCTTGTTCAGAAAATTTCAGAAGAACGCCCAACATCGAGCAAAATTCCAATTCGTTATATCCTCCTGAATCCTTTTGACATTGTCGCAAAAAGAGGTTCTAGCTTTGAAACGGGAGCTTATGAGAAAATTTTGTCAGAATATGAGTTGGCTCGACTACAAAACCCAGTTTCCGATGAAGATCGAGAAACATTCAATGGTTTGCCGCAAAATGTTAAAGAAGACATTCAAAAAGGCGCTTATTATCAGAATGGTCTAAAAATCAAACTAGATCCAAACAAGATTATTTTTGTTTTTTACAAGAAACAAGACTACGAACCATTCGCTATTCCTTTTGGCTATCCTGTATTGGAAGACATTAATGCCAAACTTGAACTGAAGAAGATGGATCAAGCTATTACTCGCACTGTCGAGAATGTAATTTTATTGATTACTATGGGAGC